TCTGTGCGCTATTATGCAGTGCAGAACAAAAGATATGTTGACATGGAAGCTATGACCCCTGTTATTTTTGAAGGAAAAGAATTAACAAATATCGGAATTCATGATTATTTGCGTTGGGTTCAAATTGCTTCTAAAGAACACTTTACGGAGGAAGGTCAATATATTGCGAATCAAGAAACAATTCCAAAGCTATGTAAATTATGCGCTATGGTATACTGTACATGTTCATCACAAAATGTTGAACCTGTTGTCGATGTGCCTTGTACTCTATATGGTTCTCCTTGTCGTGATCATGTTGCTGAAATTGAAGTTATTAGAAATGGATCTAAAATATCAAAATTGATACTTGACCCAAATTCTGGTGAAAATAATTCATCGGGAATTACGATTAGTTCCACTTTTTATCAAGAGCTATCCGAATTTTTTGCAAGAAAAGCAACAGACTTACAAATGTGCTATGCCAATGGTTTAGCACCAACTATGATTGCTACTGCAAAAATTTGCGATTGGTGGAATCGTATTGACTTTCTACCAGAACGCTATGTGTGCCATCCACGGGTCTTAAAATTCGGTCTTGTCTTTTGGAGAGAAGACATTAAAAGATCTTTGGCTGCTGGTAATAGTTTTCTAGTTCTTATGATGGTGACAATGATGTGGGCTGTGCCTATTCTAAGTTTACTTTGGTTGTTTTGTACACTTGTCTCTATGTATTGGTTTACATGTGCAACCGTGCAAACTTATAAAAGAATGGTACGGTCTCGTATTATGGAACTACGCGACATTGTAAAAACATATACACAACAATGGCAATCCCGATATGCTATTATTGGCTTAGGTGCAATAGGATTGATTTTAGCCACTATGCGGGCACGACATTCACCTTCCTCGAAGTGGGAGGGTGATGTTTTGGAAACGCATACAGGCTTAAATCCAGAATCGCAACAAGAAGTGGACGAACGAAATAACATGGCTAATCCATGGCTAACGGCGAAAACCGTACCGTTGCCCATGTCAATACC